ATTTCCAGGCTGGCCATATGTTTGGCCATTTGCATAAACTCTTTTTATTTCAAATTTTTTATCAGATATTGTTTCGATAATTTTTAAAAAGTCGTTTTTAAAAAAAAGATCGTTTTCTAAATCCATATACCAAAATTTATAATCGGATGGGTTTTTGCTATAACCGATATATTTCCACTGACCGTTTAAAATTGTTTTTTCTAAAACGTAATTATATTGTTCGTCATTTAATACATTATAAAAGTATTTCACATTAAACTCCATAAATTAAATATTATTTTGAGACCCGTAAATTGTTCCTACTTGAGCAAACTGAACATAATTCGAACCTAATATAGAAGCACCACCTTCTCCTGGAGTTGTTGAAGAACCCTGTTGCCCCGCTCCGCCCGCTTGACCTAAACCGCCACCAGAACCACCTTGGCCACCACTATTAAACGCTTGACCGTTTGTGCCACCTGGTAAACCACCAGCAGTTAACGAACCCACTTGACCTTCACCACCACCAGCGTGCTGACCACCAGAACCAACTACATAACCTGCACCACCGCCACCGCCAGCACCACCGTGACCTCTTCTTGGTCGTTGGTTGTCTTCATAACCACGACCTCCGTTACCACCGCCTCCGCCTCCGCCAATAACGCCAACGTTATAAAGGATAGTTGGTGCACCATTTATTAAAAGCGCAGTACCACCTGCTTGACCTTGACCGCCTTGTGATGGTCCTGGGTTTGAATAAGTTCCTGTACCACCATTACCGCCTTTGCCGACGATATAACCAGCATTTTGTATAGTTATAAGATCGCCTGTAGCACCTTGTATGTTTAAACCATAATTAGAAGTAGTAGTTGCTCCTAATACAACTTCAGAACCAATACTAACAACTCCATATGTTTTCCCTGGGGATGGAGATGTAAATACGTAATCTGTTTGATTAGTATTAAGCGTTGTTATTAAAGCTGCATGACTTAGCAAATTATTTGATGATATAATAGTTCCGGAATTTGTTTGAACACCAGTTCCGCCAACTGATGCAAGGTTTCTTACATCAGCATCATTGAAAGACAAGGTTGCTGTAGCTTGTCTCCCTAATTCCGTATTAATAGCCGAAAAACTTAGTGAACTTGCGGGTAAAGTCATTTAGACTCTAACTCCTTAACTCTGTTTTCTAGTTCTTTAATTGCTTCGATAAGAAGAGGTACAAGCTTTTCGTAACGAACAGTAAGATACTTATCGTCAATAGGAGCTGGTACGACAATCTCTGGCATAACAGCTTGAACTTCTTGAGCCGATACACCAACTTCTGGAGTTGCTTCATACCCTAATGACTGAGCTAATTCGTTTGCTTCGTAATAAAAGCCAGAGAGTGCCTTGACCTTTTCAAGAGCATTTTCGATATTGCCCTTACGAATCTTAAGACGTTCGTCTGAATAGTAAGCAGTAATGTTACCAGTTGCGTAAATAGCGCCAGCGCCTGGATCGGCAGTCGTTCCAACAGAAAAACCACCACCAGCAGGAAGACGTGCACGTTCAGAACCACCAGTAAATAATGCCATAGCGCCAGATGCAGGTCCAACACGACAAACTGCAGAGCTTACGCCAGGAGCAACAATAAAATCTGAAGTAGATGAATCAGTTACAACTAAACCGTTATTTCCTGCGCTAGCAACTACTTTTAATTTTGAATCTGTTGCTGTTGAGCCGATACCAACGTTACCAGTTGCAGTAATACGCATACGTTCTTGAAAGCTATCAGAACCGTTGCCTGTATTGAATCGGATAGAACCTAAATCGGTTCCTTCCATAACACCATCGATACTAGCAACCTTTTCAGCAGTATTTGCACCAGTCCATTTAATGTAACTACCATCGCCAGATGCGCCAGCCGCTGTTTGTAAATTGATACCAGATGTAACACCAGAACCAGCCGAACGGTTGATTATTAACACATCTGACAAAGTGTTACTTGCAGTAATAGAAACTTGACCATTAGCAACAACAGTCATACGAGCAGCATTATTACTAAACAAAACTAAACTATCAGCTGTTTGTGTACCAACAGCAAACCCACCTAAATCAGATGGACCAATAAAGCCATTGAGCGTACCGCCGCTTTGATTGATTTTCAAACCACCATTAAGCGCTGGGGTTATTTTTACGTTTCCGTTTACTTCTAATTTTTCACTTGGACTATTGTTAGCAATACCTAAATTACCATTAGCAACGAAATAAGAAGCAGTGCCTACAGTAAATGTATTACTTACTGTAGCAGTAACTGCTGAAGTTCCGGAAAATGCTGTTGAGTTGATTGTAGCGTTTACAGAAGAATTACCGATGGTAATTAATGACGGGGTAAACACAATACCATTTGAAGTAGAATTGATAGTCCCTAAACCAACTACAGTTGAGTTAGCTACGAAACTTGTGTTTACTATCAGACCGTTTTTTACTACGAAATCTTTACCTGCCATTGTGGTTCCCTTTCCCCTGGCTTTTTATTTTTATTTAGGTGTTTAAAACTTCTGGCCACACAGCTTTAAGTTCTTCTACTGTTTGAGCAGCTTCAATAGCTGGATCAGATGTTACATCCCTAAGAGCTTGTTTTTGAGCCACAATTGTAGCAGTATTTGCATTTTGTTCTAGTGCTCGTTGAAAAGCTACATCTAATGCAGCAAGTAATGGTGCACGAGCAGCACGCATTTTTTCACGATGAATATTACGAGCTTTTTCCATATTAACAGTAATCATTGACTATTTCCCTGTTTTGCAAACCAAGCTTCGTGACCGACACCATATCCATCAGGCGTGGTAAAGTCGGCTTCCCATGCATTAAAAAAACTATCGTCAGGAAGTTCTACGGTGTCTTCTACAAACAAATAAGGTATACCAGCTGGAACATCTTTGCGAGCAACTTCTTCAATTGCAAGTTCGCCAGTTGGTATAATCATTGCAATACCACCAGTATCATTTGGAAAAATAATATATTTTCTCATATTTGCCTCATCTAATAACAGCAGCGTTAAAGGTGTAAATATCGTTTGTAGCGTAAACAACCAAACGAACTTGTGTAGTTGACATTAAAGTCGGAGCTGCTGTGATAGCTGATGCTAAAATACGAGCATTAACAGTACCACCAGCAACATCTCCAATTATAGCGCTTACGCAATAACTTGTATCGGGCATAGCAGTAGTAAAATTAAGCGTGTAATCACCTATACCGTTTCTAGTAACAGATGAAATATTTCCACTAGCGTTAACAGCTACTGTAGCAGTACCTTTATAACTTACCCATGCACGGCAACCATAAGCAACAGCAGCTGAACCAAAACCAGAGTTAAAAGAACAGTTAGCACCAACACTAAGATTGGTGTCGACAGTAGCCGTTCCATATACTCTTGTTCCACTTAAAAGTTTTGCCATTATAGTCCTCTTTAAATTATTATTTATTACTTAATTCTTTTATTTGATTATCAAGATCTGTTATTATAGATTTTAATGCTTCATTTGCAGCCATATAAATGACTAGCTCATCAACACACTGCGAAAGCAATACCTTTGGATCCCAGTTATCAACATCAGTACCACCAAGTTTATACTGTAACTTCATCAAAAGAACCATTTACAGATAATGTACCATCTGAAAACAATTTTTGAACTACACCATCTGTTGATGCAACTGGTGCAAAATGCTTATAAAGAGCAGTGTTATTATTTGTTATTGTAAGCGAATTAGTACTAGAATCTGTGACAATTGCAGAACTATTAGCAACTTTAAGAAGTAGTGCTGTATTAGTTATTGCTTGCAACACATCTGTCGGTGGTGTAAAACTTGTAGTATAAACTGCTGTGCCTTTTACCCAACGAATATTAGTAAGATAGCCAGTAAAATATGGTGTGCCTGAAGTATCCCATCTTCTTCCAATATTCCAACCATCGCCATTGCTGTTTAATGTACCATCCCAAGTACTAGCAGCCCCCGCTGCAGTTGAATCAACCCCATTTATATAAATTTTAAACGTGCTACCAGTAAAAACAAAAGCAATATGATACCAAGTATTAAGTGCAAGTGCTGAAGTAGACACTGCAGATCTTACCCATGCAGATCCATTATAATATCCAATATATGGAAATAATCCAAGTACTTGTGGATCAGTTCCACCATCATTTAACCCTATATAAAGATTTACTGGATTACTAGTACCTGTAAAAGTTTCAGAAAGTATAGAGGCTTGTGTTGCTGAAGAACCAACATTTATCCAACATTCAAAAGTAAACGGTGTTGTATTTGTTGGAATAGAAAATGCGGAAGTAGCGGCAAAAGACAGATATTGAGATAATCCGTTAAACAATATACTGCCGCATGTAGTAGTAGTAAATGGGCTTATTTTATTAAAACCTGTATTACCAGGATTTGTTACTAAAACTCTAGTGTTTGCACCACCAGAAGCTGTAATACTATTTGCTTCAGCAGTTTCTAATAATAAAATTGTATTTGCTGTTGCGCCTAAATTATATTTTGATGGAGTAAAATTTGTTGTATATAGAGCAGTATTTGTTAATCTAAGATTACTTATACTACCATTCCAAAAAGTACTTGTTTGGTTTCTTCCAATATAAGCAGTTGAAACAGTTGTATTACCAGAAATAGTAGCAGAACCATTAGCAGTACCATTAAGATACTGAGTTAATGTTGTACCATTTCTTACAAGAGCAACGTGATACCAAGTATTATTAGCTAATGCTGTACCAGTTATTGTTGCAGAACCGCTATTATAATATGCAGAGAGGACGTTATTAACTAATCTAATTTCATAGTTGTTAGTACCAGAGTTGTATGCTTTAAAAACTGGCCCTTCAGCTACCGATGTAGCAGGATTAATCCACGCTTCGAGTGTAAAATTGCTACCAGTTAAAGATGGTAAAGTTGTTGTTGTAAAATAATTATTAACACCATTGAAATAAGCACTACCACCATTTAATGTTACTTCATCAAAACCTTTAACTACTTGCACCGAATTATTTGAATATATTCTTTGTGTTGGTGTATAACTATTAGTAACAAATGTACCATTAGATGTAAATGTATGGACTTGATATGTACCAGAAGAATTTGAAAATGATGTTATTGTTCCACCAGTTGCAGCAGGTCCAAAAGCTTTGTATGCAATAATAACAGCGCCGTTTGAACCAGCTTTACCTGGACCATCGGCACCACCTGCGCCAGCACCGCCACCACCACCAGAACCAATGCCTGTACCAACTGTTGCTGCTTTATTATTTTGCGATGTAGCGCCTTCACCACCACCGCCTGTTCCACCAGTACCAATTGTTGTGGAGCTACTACTGAAGTTACCACCACCACCACCAGCGCCGTAATAAACAGTAGCACCAGTTATGGTAAGTGGAATACCAGCACCACCATTTAACGTACCTACAGCACCACCACCACCACCGCCACCGCCTCTGCTGCCGTTACCAGCGCCACCTCTGTTGCCATAACCGCCAGTTGCAGAAGAAGCTTGTTGATCGTTACTAGGTGCACCTGTCGCATTATCACCGTTACCACCACCGGAACCACCAGATCGACCAACAGCACTAGATAATCTATTGATACCGCCACCACCACCGCCAATAGCAGTATAAGTTGTTGCACCAATAGTTACTGTAGTATTTGAACCATCACCGCCCTGTGTATAGGTAGTACTTGAAGTAGATACACCACCACTACCAGATGTTCCGACAACAATCGGTATTGAACAAGCAATTGGAATTGTTACGTCTGTTAAGTAAAATACACCACCGCCGCCACCACCACCGCCAGCGTTACCATAACCTGCACCACCACCACCGCCACCGCCAGCACCTAATATATCAAAAATTGTTGCATTATATACACCATTTATAGTATACTCATCAAAATCGCCACTACCACCAGTAGTTAAAATACCTACATTACTAATACTAACGTTAGCCATTATCCAAAAACCGTATCAAGAGAACCTGTTGTTGCGTTATATATTTGATAAACAACACTACTAGTTGTGTTAGCAAAACCAACACGACCGCCAACATATAAATTATTTGCTACACCAAGACCACCAGCAGTTGTAATTGCACCAGAAGTAGCATTAGCGGAAGCTGTTACATTGGTAAATGCATATGACGAAGCAAGGTTAACACCACCACCGGAAACAGTTGACCAATACACATTACCAGAAGCACCAGAGGTTAATACTTGACCTGCAGTACCAACACTAGCATTAGCTGTGATGGTAGTAGATATTACTACGTTACCAGAGAACGTAATAGTATTTGTAAACGATTGAGTATTAGACCACGTATACTGTGCAGCAGTATTAACACCTGCAGCAGCTGCAGCCCAATATGGCGAACCTGTTGTGCCATTCGAGGTTAACACTTGTCCAGAAGTTCCCGAACCGCCATTAGAAATAAGCGGCGTAGTTAATACAATATTAGCATTATGAGTATAAACACCAGATATAGTAAATGAACCAGTGCTATTAACAACGTTAACGCCTAATTGAGCATAAGGCAAAGTGCCAGTAGTAATATTAGTAGCGTTCGTATAATATGCTGGTAATTGTCCACCAAGGTTGTTAGCATTATTAGCTGTACCATTAATTACTTGAGAAAATGTAATAGTATTAGAAAATGTTTGGGTATTTGACCAAGTATATTGCGCAGCTGTGTTAGTACCAACAATAGTAGACCAGTAAACAGCAGATCCATTAGTTGTTAATGCTTGCCCAGATGTACCAAGAGTACCGTTAGCCGAAACTGTTGTAACTGCAAGCGTATTTGCAATCGACACAGTACCTGATGCTGTGTTAACGGTTACATACTGTCCAAATAAACTTAACTGTTGATTCTGTGCCATTGGTTGCCTTTTTAACTATTTATTCGTTTGGCGTATCGGCAGGTAACGGTTCGTTGCCTTCAGCAAGCCAGCGCACATACTCTTCAGCAGTCACAAGGCACGACTCTTGATGACCATCAGGCCACTCGCGCCAAACGACTTGAATAGATTGCATAGGTCGAATAGGTAAAAGTTTCCAAATTGGTTCGCTCATAATTCACACCCTGTAAAATACATTAATGCGCCGGAATTGCTCATATAAATCATAGTTGCATTACCAGCAACTAGTCCGCTCATACCACTAAGTAAAATAAACGCAGCTGAATCATTCGAACCACCAAAAGTAACACCTGTTGAATTGCTAGTTGCTGTAGAAGCTAAAAAACCAGCAAAATGAGAAGCACTACTTACAAAAATGCCAGTAGCTGGAATACGCGGGCGAACCATATATGGTATAACATAATAAGCGGAAGTGGTTGAACCAGCCATTCCGGAACCAATATATGGGTTTGCTCCACCAGCGTAGGAAAATGATGGAAGATATCTCTGACACTTTGCCAGCGTATTGGAATAAATCTCCCGCTCAAACGGCGTTGCCACAGAGCCAACTTCAAGCTGGACGCCTGTAAGATACCAAGTAGCACCATTGTTAGCAACAATATTTTGCGAACCCGATACACTTAATGCGCCGCCAGCACCCCATACGTTTGCCGTAGAATTAAAATTTGAACCAGATCCAAGACTAAACCAAAAACCAAAACCACGACCATTTGTTGTTCCAAATGTTCCAGTTGTTGGTCCTGGAATCGTAATTGTTTTCTTTTCCCAAGTATTTGCCGCGTTGATTGTATAGGTGGCTGGATATGCCGCATCATCACTACCAGAACGAACTGCAACAACAAATGTTCCTGTCAAACTGGAACGTATCCAAAACGATAATGTTGCACTTAATGCACTAGATGTTCCCCACATTAAATCGGCAGCATTAAATCCTTCCACATATTGAACCATATAGAAGTAATCACTCGCACCAATAGTATAAGCAGACAAAGAAGTCACAAGAAGACTATTGGAAAAACCCTGACCAGATGGAACAGTGCTAGATTGTTGCACTGAATACTTAGATGACTGAGCATTGGTTGCAACCCAACGATCAAGAGTATATGTTGAACCAATAGTGGTTGGCGTAACACTTGCCCCCGCATTACGCTGGTCAATGACCATCGCGCCGTTGATGATGCGATTGCGCATGAATCCGCCAGCGTTAACACCACCAGCACCACCAGCAAGGACAGCAAGATCGTTAGTAATTGTCATTTATTGTTTCCCCTCTGTCTACCAGTTATTTTAATCAAGAATGCTTATATTTTTTACAATATTGAGAAACCTAGAGTTTGGCTCTAAGGCTACAAACTCATGAGCTTGACCAGGTTTCCAATCAAGGAAATTCCCAGCCTTTGCTATAATCTCCCATCCAGCACCATGAACGCGAATACAACCTTCAAGAACGAAGGAAACATGAGCGGATGCTTCATCGTGGTTGTGCATGGGAAGCTTATCCCCGACATCCTCAAGCGTGTACAAAGCACCTTTTAGACCACCAAATGTTTTTGGTTCTGCTTGTAGCATCAGATCACCACCGGAGGTTCGCCAACGACAGGCTCAACTTTTACCCAGCGATAGGTCGTTGTATCCAAATACCAGCCGCGACCAGGATACGGTGGAATAAAAGCACCACTTGGTGCTGCTGACGCATCAAACGTATAATCAATTCCGGCATAGTTATACCGGAAGTTGGCGTTATAGCTTGTCTGCGCCCAGATCGTGTCAATGCCAAAAATGCTTTGCAGATATGCAATTCCGACAGGTTCGCTATCTGGAAACGGCAAATTTCCAATAGAACTATTGTCCACGACAAGCACTTGTTTCACGACGTTGTTCTGATCAAGTTCAGCAAAATTTGCCATGTTTCACCTTATTGATACAGATAGCGGATGATGACAACACCGGAACCGCCGTTACCACCGACAGAGCCACAGCAGCCAAAGTCTTGCCCACCGCCGCCGCCGCCAGAGCCTGTATTGGGAGACCCAGAACCACCGCTAGGTGATCCTGCGTTTCCACCCGCACCAGCTCCGCCCCCGCCGCCTGACCCACCAAAGTTTGCTCCACCGCCGCCTCCGCCGCCAGCATATGCAACGGATGACCCGCTAATAGAGTTTGATGTAGAGGAGCCGCCATTGGCTCCACCCTTTATCGTTACACCAGATGCCGTAATAGATGCGCCTACAGAACCGCTACCGCCGCCGCCAGCAGCGCCGTTGACATTGTCTGTTCTTCCGTTGCCGCCATTATTGCCTTGCCCTGATGTTCCAGCGCCCCCAGTAGTAGTTCCGGCTCGTGGATTACCGCCACCACCTGACCCGCCAGATTGAGCAGCAACAGCGTTCCAATTGTCGCAACCAGCACCGCCGCCTGTTGATGTAGTAGAAATAGCTGAAGAGTTAGAACCATTACTGTTTTGTGATCCACCACTACCAACTGTGACAGTATAGCCCTGAACAGAAACTGATTGTCCTGTCGTGTACTGATAACCACCAGCGCCACCCCCGCCAGCGGGCAGGGCGGCACCGCCGCCGCCTTGCCCACCACCACCGCCGCCAGCGATGACAAGATAATCAACAGCCTGACCAACAGGAGCATTGGTTACTGTAAACGTGCCTGTGCCAGTAAACGTATGGATTTTGTAATTACCGCTAGTCGTGATTGTGCCACCCGTTGCTTGGATAAACGGACTAGCAGCCGCAGCCGCGCCAAGCAGCATTGAATAAGCAGTCATTAGGTTAGTCCCCCGCCTGTGATGACGTAAGTATTGGAACCAACGCAAAGAATTGTGCAGAGGCCATACTGAGCTAATGTACGGTTGCCAGTATTAGCTGTGCCAACCTGACGAAGCGTGACAGAGCTGCCTTGCGTGATCGTCTGATTGGAGCCGCTATCGTTGTAGATTGAAACAGACTGGCCAGCCGTCAAAGCAGTTGATGTCGCAACTGTAACTCCACCCGTTGTAATGCTGATGTATTTACCAGCATCGCCTGAGGTCAACGTGTAAGCGCCTCCTTGGCTGTTTAGCGGAACAGTGCGAACATTGCCAAGTGCATCACTTACACTGCCATAAGTAGTACTAATATCAAAATTAGCAGTTAACGTCCCAGAAACTGTTAAAGTATTTGACGTTAAAGTCACGGCGGTTTGATAACCGTAAACGTCAATAATATAGTTATTAGCTGGAGTTACAGTAAAGTTAACATTGCTACCAGAAGTAATAATTACGTCAGTTCCAGGTATCTGCTTAACACCGTTTAAGAATACTTGAACAGCATTAGCAATATAACCACCAGTAATAGCGAAACTATTAGCAGTACCGTTTGCAGTAATTTGCTGAGATACAAGCGTATTAACACCATTGGCCATTAACCCAGAAAGCGCATACGTATCAATAACAGCATTAGTTGGTGGCGTTGTGACGAACTGGAATGTAGAACCGTTCAATCCTGTAATTTCAGTATTGGTAGCAAGCACACCATTCATAAACACAAGCAATGCATTTGACTGATAACCAGCGGTAAACGTAAAGGTGTTTTGTGTTCCATCAGCAGTAAATGTCTGACGCGACATTAAACCACTAGTTGTTCCACCACCAGCAGCAGTAGACCAATAAACAGACGAGCCATTAGAAGTTAATACCTGACCCGATGTACCGTTTGAACTATTGGCAGTCATTGCGCCAGTAATTACAAAATTATTTACTGATATTGACTGACCATTAGTAAACCCACCGCTAGCGCCAGTAGTCCAATATACCGAAGTACCATTAGAAGCCAAATATTGGCCAGCAGTACCAAAACCGCCATTAGCAGAAACGCCAGCTGTTGTGCCGATTACTAAATTACCGCTATGGGTGTGAACCCCAGATATTGTATATGAGCCAGAAGTATTAACATAAGAAGCAGCTGCAACACCACCTAGATATGATGTATTGTTAGCGGTTAATGCGTTATTTACATTAAGATTAGATTCTGTTTTACCATTGAGGTAAGTTGCAGCATTAGCAGTTAATGTAGCAACGTTTGACGAGAGCCCAGCAGTCGTTTGATAGTTTGCTAAATTGTTCGTTAGGTTTGTAGCCGTTACGTAGTTAGAAAGATTACCTGATAGCTGTGCATTAGATACAACGTTAGCAGCGGATACTGTTCCTACAAAAGAAGTATTGTTAGCTGTCAATGTAGCTACGTTTGCAGACAATCCAGCAGTAGTTTGATAGTTGGCTAGATTGTTTGTTAAATTAGTTGCTGTAACATAATTTGCTAGGTTACCAGATAGTTGAGCATTAGAAACAACATTAGCAGCTGATACAGAACCAACAAAACTAGTGTTATTTGAAGTCAGTGCATTGTTAACGTTGAGATTAGATTCTGTTTTACCATTGAGATAAGTTGCAGCGTTTGCAGTGAGGGTAGCAACGTTTGCTGATAAGCCAGCGCTAGTTTGGTAATTAGCTAAATTGTTCGTTAGGTTTGTAGCCGTTACGTAGTTAGAAAGATTACCTGATAGCTGTGCATTAGATACAACGTTAGCAGCGGATACTGTTCCTACAAAATTAGTATTGTTTGATGTAAGAGCTTGACCAGAAAAATATGTTGAATTTGCTACTAAAGAACCGTTAATTGAAATAGCGCTACTATTAGCAACAACATTTTGAGATGTGTTACCAATTGTTACAAAAGTGTTTACTGTAATTTTACCAGTAAATGCTGGGTCAGATATTGTAGCATAATTAGCTAAGTTATTAGAAAGATTAAACGATGTTACGTAATTAACGAGATTACCAGATAGTTGCGCATTAGATACAACGTTAGCAGCTGATACTGAACCAACGAATGATGTATTATTAGCAGTATCTGACCAATACGGAGTTGAACCATTTGAAACTAATACTTGACCAGTATTACCTGGTAGCCCATTTGCATTTAATTCACCATTTAATATAAGACCATTATTAGCAGTAACAATTCCGGAAAAAGTTGCTTCATACGCATCGATATATGTGTTTGATCCGCCATAAGAAGTAACACTGAATGCTGTAGAATTTATATTAACATTTGTATTTAAATTACCAACGCTAATTGCTGGTGTTATAATAACATCTGGTGCTATTGTAGTTAAAACTTGTGTATTTCCAACAGTAATGCTACTAGTATTAGCAAACAATGCGTTTGCGTTTGAATCCACTGCACCATCAAGCTCTTGAAGAGTTTGTATAGTCAAATATTCGGATGTTAAAAATGATACTTGATTTGTAGTCATTATACTTTAACCGTTCTTGGGCCAGTTTGATCGAATATTGTACCAATGCTTGTATTACCAACATAAATTAAAGTATCCGTAACTCTAATTAAAGTATTACCATTATTAATAGATATACCAACTGGGTTATTAATTGTAAACCCACCAGTTATTGAAGTATTTGTTGGCAATAATTGTCCAATATGAGAATCAAATATTCCTCCATTAAAGGGTCCTTCATTAGAAGATCGTTTAATAGTTCCTGCACTAAATGTGCCTGATCTAGCGTTTACAGCACTGGTGTTTAATTTTTTAAATCCAAGGATAGTTGTAAACGATGTACTTGGTACTACAGAAGCTATTAAAAATTTCCCATTTATTGTAAATGTTTGCGTACCACAAATAAACGAGTTTGGAGTTAACCCAGTTATATCAACAGTATCACCAACTGATAATGTATGACCAGGATAAGTAAACGTCATTGAAATACTACCTTGGAAATAAAATTCGATACCAGGTATCGAATAACTTTTGTTAAACATATTTAAAGTTAAATCCGATGGTCCATTAGTGTAAGAAAACGCTGTTGAATTAATCACATTTGCGGTTGAACCAGTAGTAGAAAAAGGAATTATTGTAGTGCCTTTAGTAGGAGTAAATTTAGGAATAAAAATTTGCGTTCCGTTTGCAAATTCATGTGATCCAGTAGTAACAACTGTTGCAACACCATTTGCTCTTTGAATTGTCTTAATATTACGATCTCCTGTAGATGCTTTATAATTACCAATCGGGATAGTAAAAGATACAGTATTTGCAGTTGGTATATCTAAAATATTAAACCCACTCTTATAACTAACACTATAATTTTCTGTATTAAGAGTGTTAAGCGAACTATTAATAATAATTTTAGAATTTAAAATTTTCGTAAGCCCATGCGCAGTCGTTGTTTGTATTGTAGCTTTACCAGTTGAATCTATATTTGCACTATAAATTGTAAATGTCGAAGTTCCACCTGTTGTATCAATAAGGGTATTAACAGTAGAATTACCAACAAATATGATTCTTGGCGAAAGGCTAGAATTACTAATTGTATTTGAAACAGAGATATATGTCGTATTAACAACAGTATTTACTGCACTGTTACCAGCAAACAAAGATGTTGAATTAATAGAAGCATTTACTGTAGAGTTACCAACGGAAATACCATTGGCAATAGTAACGCTATTTGCTGCAAGCGTTTCTGCTGAAAGGTTTTTTTGAGACGCACCAACAATAATTGAGCTCGTACCATTTGACGTGTAAAGAAGTCCATCTGCCATATTAAGGGCAAACTCACCTGGGGCGATATACGAGGTGTTTGATGGATTCGAAACGTTAGGTGTACGTCCAGAAACGGAAGAACGCTTCACCTGAATTCTAGTATTGGCCATATGGCTCCTTTACAGCTCAGTATATACTGAGATTAAAAAATATCTTCTTCGGTCATTTTAGCCTCATTTGGGCGTTTAACAACCTTTTTCTTATTTATAGTTTTTAAAGATTCGTTTTCATCGTTTATTATTTTCATTTCAGCGTTTTGGCGCTCAATTTCTCGTTCTAAATCTTTAATACGAGAATTAGCATTATTTAATTCGTTTTGAACTTTTGTTTTTTCATTAAAAACATTATGGTGTTCAGAAGTTTTTCTATTCGAATCTTCTATAGCTCTATCGAGTTGACTACTCAACGATTTATTTTCAATACTAAGTTTTTCTAAACTACTCAAAACTTCGTTCTTTAAGTTTTCAGAAGCTTCTAATTGACTTGTAATCAATTCAAGTCGATCGGAAGTTATTTTATTTCTAACTTCCAGATCGATCGTTTTCCTAACATACTCGATGAATAAAAACTCTTGACGTTGTGCAAATAATAGGTTATAATTAGACTGTTCGTTTGAATCCATAATATAGTAACCTTATCGTTAGAACGTACCGCCATCCAATGCATCATACACCAATGCAGTGCCGTTAGATTGTAGGACGTAACCAGTGGTTCCTAGAGTTAATTCATTATAACCATTTGTCGAATTCCCAACAAGAATAGCATTATTAGTTACAGTAGCTTTACCAGTACCGCCAGAAGTTCCTGGTAGTGCAGTCGACAGCGATAATGTGTTAGCTACGAAATTAACACCAACTGAGCTATTTGCAGTAATTTGAACATTAGAGCTATTAGCAACGAACCCTTTACCGCTATTAAGATATGCTTTTAATGTGCCTTGATTAGTAAAATCAACAGTTGTTGTTGGTTCAGTCGTGGTTGTGAAGAGCTTGAATAAGCCATCAGCATGGTCACGAGCAAGACCAGCAAAGTTTGTTGTGCCGTATGTTGCATAGAAACCAGAGTCAAGAGTATCTGCAGAGTTATTAGCGGCAACAGCAATCATGTTGTCCTTAACAACTAGATTGTTTGTATTAACAGTGCTTAGTGTACCATTAATTGTCAAATTACCAGAAATAACAGCATCAGCAACTTTAAGCGTTGCAGATGTTGCATCGATATTAGCACCAGTAAATGTTATTTTGGTTGTATTAGCAATAAAGTTCGTGCTAATATTATAAGAATTCGATGCGTAGCTAGTTGTTGTATTTGTAGCTACAGAATTTATTGTATTGGCGAGGATAGAGCCATTAAACGTGATTGTATTAGAAAACGTTTGCGTATTGGTCCAAGAATATTGAGCGCCTTGGTCAACACCAGCAACGCTAGTCCAATATAGAGCCGAACCATTAGAAGCAAGAAGCTGGCCAGCAGTACCTATGCTACCATTTGCAGTAATACCAACTGTATTAGCGATAGTGATAGAAGAGTCGGTAATACGTAAACGTTCGTTAGCTGCAAGCCCGCCACCAGTGAAAAAATTAATGTATTTTGAAGCAGTATTAGTGCCGATAGAAAGGTTTCCACCGCCAGTATAAAGATACCCGTCATTCGCGCCATTAATTGTCCATTGAGCATTTGACCAACCAGAACTATTGATACCCATATCAACGAAAACAGCATAAGCAGCGACATCATTATAAAGCGCAAGGTCCATCGAAGCAGATGCGCCAGTATTAGAATTTTGACCTGCTATTTGAAGGTAACTATTGATATTACCTTGGTTTTCTTGCGTAGCTTGAAGGTCAGAAATATATCCAAGATGAACGTGTGAAGTAGTATTACCAACAAAAATATCACCTGTATCTTTATTGTAAGTAAAGTTCGTAGTACCAGCTAATACACCAGAGTCGTTATATTGGAACTGTCCGTTTGAACCCTGTGGATTTGAAGCAGCGGCTGTTTTACCATCTACGTAAGTTTTAATAGCCCAAGATGTAACAAGTTCGTTATTAGAAGCACCTGTACCATTTACACCAAGAACAGTAGAATTTGCAAATTTTGAAATAGCATTAACGAAAGCGTTGTTGCCCGTAGCACCGCTTCCATTAGAAGGAACAATTGTTAAACCCTGCGTAAAGGTATTTGTAGTGAAAGAGTTGGCGTCTGTAATAACAACAGCATTAGAAGTTGTTACGCCTGGATTACCAGCTTGGTGTAAGTAAGGGTACTTACCACCAGCGATACGATAACTAGTTCCAGATCCATCTGGAGCTCCAACGAATAACGAATTAGAAGTACTTTCTGATGAAAACGCTAATTCGCCGTTTGACAAACCAGTTGGCGTAGCAGTTGCAGTACTTCTTTTAATTTGAATTTTATTAGACATTTGGGCTCGGTCCTTTTTTATCTATTTATATTTTAAAAGTCCCCACCATCTAAACCTACATTTCCAAAATCAATTTTACGAACCACATATTTGTCAGTATTTGCATTGTATATAAGAGTTGAGCCATCTAGTTCTGTAGTAGCATCAACGTCCTTTAAATGGTCCAATCTATCTACCCCACCGCTGGTTAAAGTTGGGTTGTTTTTTAATGTTACAGGAGTCGTAGAGTCGATAATGCCAGCTGTAGCATTAGTCGAAACCTGTATTGTTCTTTTTCTGGCTACTACTACGTTTACCATTTTTATCTCGTAACTTGAGGCGTAACCGTAACAATACCTTCAACAATACGCGAAGTTGTACTGCCATCATTTATTTCTACATCATAAACATATCTACCAGAAGTCATAGCACTGGTTTGGTTCGCAGTCAATGAAAGTGTAATCACAGCACTACCTACGTTAATAGAAGTTGTAAAAGTTGCAGTTGCGTTAGTTGATGTATACCACTTTCTAACTTGAGAATTAGCAGTATAACCAGACAGTATTAAAGTATCACCGTTCTCGTCAGTTAAGTTGAGATCAGCTGAAAAAGTAGCACCTTGGTCTATTACTAAATTAGCTTTCGTTGCCATTAGATATTGAACCTTAAAAACTTAACTGATGTGTTAGTAGAAGTTGGTGTAAAATTAAGTTTTACGTGAGTTGAATTTGCATTAGCGACAAATACACCTAAAGTACCATTTGAAAGTAAGGTAGCATATTCTGTTGAAAACGCATCGCCACTATTGTGAGTTGTCATAATTTTTGTAGAAACATAAGCGTTTGCATTGTTATCGATAACATGGACAATATATTCTACAGCTCTATAAGAAGCAAAATCATAGTAATCTATGATAGTGGCTGACGTTCCTGTAGTAGTTGTATTAGAAGAAGCTGCTATCGATGAGATCGCTGACCAGCTGCCATTAGCATTTAAATAATACTGACCGTTTGACTGTTGCACAGAATTTGCTGTTGAAATTGCAACGTTAACTGAAGAATTGCCAATAGAAATAGAATTAGCATTAAAGTTACCACTTATAGCAGCATTGCCAACAGCCGTGTTAGTTCCGCCAGCAGTAACAGCATAGGTAGACATAGCATATGCTAGTTCGTTAGTTCGATTACGCCAATAATCAAACGTATTAGTATTAGCTGTATTTGCTACTGTTACTGTCATTTATTAGATCCGTTTTCTAAGAGCTTTGTAAGCAAACCTTTAATATCATCCAATGATGATTCTATACTTTTAATTCTTTCTTCGTGTGTCCCAACATTTCTCATAATTTCTCTTTGCCTTTTATAAGCAGCTAATCCAGGATTGTCAACATTTAGCAACGCTCCTGGATTGCTTTCTTGTCTTTCATATTCTTTTGTTTTCATATTATACCTGTAGGGCTATAGCTCTAAGATCACTTACCTTTGGAACATAAACTCTGTTAGAACTCAATAGAACAATTTTAATCATAAATGATTTATATGATCTATAGATAGCTCCAGTCGAATCAGTATATTCTAGGATATAAGAATTGCTTGCATTCTTGTAACCAGCATACGGATTTGTTGATGGTACAGAAGTTGGAATATTAAATTCATATTCTCTAAAATCATAGATATCGATAGGACTACTTCTTGTAGCTGGATTAGCATTTTCAAGTTTTGTCCAAACTTTACTATTGATATTAGAACCATCGTCAGCGTTTAAAAACTTTACATATACTTCAACATCTGTATTTATTGGTCTGTATGCACCAACAATTACCTTGATATCTTCTGCATCTTGTCCATCAGCTAGAACAACTGGCTTGCTAACATATTTCGATATAGCAGAACCATAACGAGTGTTAGCTTCGTTTGTGCTATCGTTATTAATTAAGTTTTCAACAACCAATGCTGATTTTCTAGAAAGGTCGATTACTGGCGAAATATACTTATTCGTAGTAGTCATAGTAGATCTAATAGTAAGGGATTTTGTTGCACCCTCATTAGATTTACTATAAACAACTCTTTCATAATCGAGCATTTCTCTTTCTTCGTCCATTGAAAGAGTGTTCCAATTTATATCAACAACGTTTGTATTAGAAATTCCTTTATAATCTAAGTTTAAAGTCGTATTCATAGGCAACATAGTTGCGAAACGAGGAACTATTGAATGTAGTAAAGGATTACTAATAGTATTAATAGTCGCAGTTGCAATTAACGTTGTTGTATTTGCCTGTGTTGTATTACTTTGCTGAGGTAAACGGAATATACCAATAGTTTTTCCTGTGCTAAATCCTCCGTTAGAAGAATCTAAAGTAAGAATTGATTGTGTAGTATCATAACTTTGTAGATAACCGCTTACAGAAGTGTTAGTAATAGAAATATTAGAAGTTGAGTTGATCATGTATACTTGATCGCCAACGCTAAGAGATCTTAAACTTGTATTCGCATTAGGATAAGTTAATCCACTATACTTAAAATATTCATCGTTTTCGTTAGTGAATAATGCCGTTCCTGTTCCAACTGTAAAGTTAACAACATAAAGGTTGAACTTAACATCTTCTTTTGGTAAAGAAGTCCAAGTACGAGCGTTTGAAGAACGGAATGCTTCGCCAGTGTATGGATTACCGAATACCTGAGCGCCAGTAATAATATCAGTTCCACCAGTTTCTGCCATCCACAATTTATATTCTGGTGAACCGCCTTCTGGCTCAACATAGAAAGCATATTCCTTATTTGCTGCAAGGAAAATTGGCTGTTCTAACACGAATGTTGTCGCAGTAGCAGCAGTATTGCTGACATTAACAGCACTCGAAGCTAATCTAGAAACACCATAGGTCATAGTAGCATCAGGAACGCCGTTATTCATACCAACAATAGCAAGTTTAACACCAAGAGTTGGATCTTTAGATTTAAAGAAAAGATCTAACTTTGTAATGTATACGCCTGACTGTTCGTTTGGTGGTTCAACATAAAAAGACTGACCGAGTGGATCTTCTCTCGGAACAGGGCTCTCTGATGTTACAGTTCTGTTGTCTGTCATAGCACTTTGAGTGAATACAGGTTCAACAGCTGTGATCGTTGCATTACGAGTTGAAAGAGAAATACTAGAAGCTGTAAACACAGCGCTAGCTCTTGTAAGAGCAGCATCAGCACCAGTAATTAAGCTATCAGAATCGATAAGCTGTAATTGACGATCACCAACGCGGAACTGACCTTCTGGGATTACGAATACCCCGTAAAGAGCACCGCTTGAATCTGTAACTAACTGAGTGCCTAAAGTCGCTGTTCTTGTTAATATAGAATCAAGACGACCTGTTTTATTAGCTGCTTCGACAATATCTTTTAAAGTTGCACCAAGAGCTGTATTAAGCGTAGCAGGTGCACAATATTGGCTTACCGCTGTGTCATCAAAATAAGCATAGATCTTAGTATTTGGCTTTAAGTTACGAGCAATGAACGCGACAGTTCTTGACTTCATATAAGGTTGGATTGTAATATCAGTTACATACTTGCCGAGGTCAAAAGTTTTTTTAGTCGAAGTTACAAAGGTATTTGTACCATTTCTTACTTGTTCAGTAGTCGTAGTTATAGTTTCGCCATCTGAAGATGAACTTGATTTTGTAGTTCTCCAATCGCCCCAACGAGTTCCAAAAATTGTAGTATTCGTTGATTTAGATAACACATTAGCAAAATTTAAAAATGGAGTAGTTAAATCAATAGAAGCATCAACGTTTGGAAGATTTTTCTCGTCGCGGTTCATATCGTATGACGGATATAAATCTACGCTACCTTTCCAAGACCAAATTTCTTGAGTAGTATTACGATATTTTGTAGCAAACGGTTGATTAATATACTTTTCATGAGTATATGGAAGTGTAATAATTTTACCAGTTAACGTAATACCAGAGCTATTAGTAGAATCGTATATTAAATCGATATTTTCAGAATCGAAAAGTGGACGACCATAACCACGATCAAAATCTATGCTATAACGATATTCAATATCATCAGATTGAGCAAGAGCATGGCTATTCATAGGATCGGCAAAAATACCGTTTTTAAATCTATTCAAACCGTTAGAATCTGGCGTTTGAAGAGAATTAGCTTTTTGTTCAAGAAGATTTAATGTTGTATAGTATTCTAAACGATTGATACGGGCTTCGATAGTACCAATATCTTTCATAGTATAGCCACGATTTGTGACCAATTGAGTACGTACAGCATAATCTTTTCTATTGTATGCTTCGGCTTCTCTTACGCTTAACGATGGGTAAGGTGGAACGAAACCATAAGAAAGAATCATAGTATCAGTGTCGTTAATAGGACGAACTGGTTTTTCAGAAGGGGTGCCCTTGATAACACCAAGACCACCAGTGCTATTCATTGTCACAAGATCGATACGACCAAGATAATATTCAATATCAGCTTGGAAATTTGTATCAGGCTCAGCAATATATGTTGTGCTATAACTAATGAAGTTATTAGTTGTTGCTGGGTTTAAAGTAGCATTAGCAACAGATGTAGAGCTATTCGCAGTGTTAGCTTTAAACGGGCGGAAATCGGCTGAATCTCTCAAGTCGATAAATGTATTATCCGATGAGATATAGTAAGGAATTTGAGCTGTTTGAATTGCATTTGTGTTGGCAGTGTTAGCATCATCTCTTGGATAAGAATCGACGGAGAAAAAGCCAACACCATTATTCAAATTAGCTGTGAAGTGATCTAACTTAACAGTTAGATATTCGTTACCGAGAAACCCAACGTATTTTGGGTTTAAAACAAGTTTACCATGGTCATACATCTCATCTCTTTGACCATTGTCAAGATAAAAATAATTTGTAACATCGGTGCCCGTTGTTGAAAACGAAGCAGTGTTTGAAGTTACTGATACAATTCTGAATACGTCTGGTAAACCAAGGTTCCAAGAATTACCAACGGCAGCGTTAGCATAGATCTTAACGTAGCGATCTCTATTGATATCTTTCTTAGCCTGAACTGCTTGAGTTCTAAGCATTCTAAACTGAACCCAAACATTAGCTGATGATGTTAAAGCAGCTGCCGATGCAGTACCAGAATTAATTTCAAAAGAAGAACTATCAATTACATTAATGCTTCTTGATCCAGGATAAGTGTTATCCAATGGAATATAATAACCAGCTGGATAATGTTTACCAAAAGAAGCAGCAGTGTTTGAAGTTCCAGGAGCCGAACTAAGAACAATTTTAGTTGTATTTGAAGTTACGACTCTATAATAGTCTGTTGTAGTTGTATTAGCATGAATTCTTATAAATTCACCATTTGCAAAAAACGTATTAAGGTTTGTGCCTGTTATATGAGTACAACCAGAAGTAATAGCAACGGTATTTGCCGAAACGTTTGCGCTTGAAACGTTTGATTGTAAAGATACAATAAATTCTTTTTCAAGCGTATCACCAACAGTACCATTGCTATAGCCAATACTATCGGTACCACCAGCATATCCAGCAGCTGCAGCAACGGAAATATACCCATTTGTTTGAAGAGTAGCTTGAACTGTTTCGCGGAAATAAAATTGAGTTCTGTTATTTGCACCATTATTACTACGAAGAGTTTTAAGAGCTTTTTTACCGAATGGGAAAATAAGAGTTGATTTTCCGCTTTCTTCTAAAATTGCTTTTGAAGAGGTAAGAACAATATCACCAAAGAATTTACCATAAGTTGCATCTGAATTGTAAATTGCCTTAGCATCAGTTGTAAAACTTTTACCGCTATTCATTATGATATCGGTTAAGTAAATACGATAAGTCGTAGCTGGTAAACCAGGATCGCCCTCATCATGAACAAAAGCTTTTAGTTTAGCAGTACCGATTTTAGTACCCGTTACAGAACCACCAGCAAGAGTTTTATTAGTAATTGACTGTTGAACTGTATCGTAAATATCAACTTGATCAAAAGTGCTAAAATCAAGAACACCAGAAACTTCGCTCAAATAAAGATAATTACCATAATTTGCTGTGATAATTTGTTGAGGCGCTTCTAGGGTTGTAACAGCTTTATCTGTATCAATTTTACGAGCAGCAAGATATTCAACTTGACTACCGTGAATATATCCTTTACCAGAAGAAACTTGATAAGCAAAAGCTGCTGTATTAGCACCGACAATACTTTCGACTTGGAATGGTTTTGTTACATAGTCGCCAGATTCATCAAAAGTTCTCTGATTCATCATGTCAGACAAATCGTCATATGGCGTTTTTTTACGGTTAATTACAAGTTCATTCGAAATGTTAGAAAATTCGAATAAAGTAAAGAAAGTGTCGTTGTTTGCAATAGTTGTTCTATCTTTAGCAACAATCGTTGGAGTTAGTTTAAGACGATGTGCACCAGGAGCGTTTTCGTTCGGATAGCCTAATGCATTGTCGTTAAGAGAACTATCATTGTTTTCTGTTACAATTGATTCTACTGTTTCAAACCCAACAACATAACTCGCAACGTTTTGATCATAATCTCTAACGATTGTATATTGGTCATCAACGAGTTGGAAAAAACCTTTTTGATAAACGATGCCGTCTTCTACACGGAAACCATATCCTGTGCCAATAGCATTAATAGTTGCATTTGTAGAAATAACGTTAATTGTATTAACAAGATTATTTGCATCAAGAACATCAAGCTTGCTCTGATTAGCGCTGTAAACAGAAATAACTTCGCCGTTCGAAAATGTAGTTTTATTATTAGCGCCAGTTGTCAAGTACTTAACATAAAAACGATTTGTATCTGGGTAGTCTAATAAAGAACCAGCTTTCGTAACAACCGAAACGGCTCTAACGTTAGAAGTTGCACCAACTAGAAGATATTCGTTTGTAATATCTGTTATGAAAGCATTTGCATTAGCAGTAAAATTATCAGAAACACGAACATAAGGTAAATTAGCTAGAGTTGTAGGATTACAACCTTCTATAACCGAACCGTCTTTGAACATATGATTGCCAAAACGTTCGATTTGAGCTTGTTGAATAGTTTGAAGCTGAGTAAGCTCTCTAGCCTGAACTGCTGTCGAAGGTCTAAACAAAATACGATAGTAATTTTTAGCTGGATCGTAATCATCGAAATAAGGAGATACGTTAAAATCAGTAGTTAAAGGCATATTCTGTCCCTATTATTAAACCTGAACAACTAGCTTGAACAATTCGGTTTGAGTGTTCGAACGATTAATATTATTTATGTTTTGCACGTAAAGTGGTTTTAGATCTTTTGTATAAATCGCACCCATAGTGTTTATAGAAATTGTAGTTGTAGTTCCACCAGAGCTATTTGATAGATATTCGCCATCTGTAAAAAACTTATCACCTGTTAAATGTACGGTAGTTGAATTTGATAATGCAACAGTTCCTTTTGCGCCACTTGTTTTACCTGTAACTCGTTCACCAACTGCGAATGTATACGAAGGAGAAACGTTTGCGTAAAGAGTAGCGCTAAAAGTATTAGATTTATAAACAGACATCTTAGCGCCAGTTGATACATTCGCTGCATAAGGATTTCTAATTAAACCAATTTTATTATAAACAACATTTGATGTTAAAATAGTATTACCTTCGTTATTCGCAAAAGTAAAGTTTATACCTAATGCTTTCATATTTAATTCAGATGCAGGATCGGAACCATGACCGCCTGGAGGGGGAACGATAGCATATAAATTAGCGCCACTGCCATAACTTGTGTTACTTTGAATTACTACGTTTGCTCTAGAAACATTAGCACCGATATCTAAAATTACAACAGAATTAATGGAATTAGAAGAAGTATTAACAGTAGCATATGCAACTGGGGTAGTTCCATCTGTATCAAAAACAACAGCTGGTGTAATTAAATATTTCGTAACCGAAGGAGTTATATTCGTTGTATTAGCTTCGCCGTCAAGATAAACCCACTTACCGCTAGAATTAGAAACGTAAGAAGAAACAGTAAATAATTGCGAAGTAGTATAACCAACATTATAGATATAGATAGCACTTTTCGTATAAAAATCGTTATCAATTGAAGATGTAGATTCAATTTCAATTAATGTTGTATTTGGATTACTTTTAATAGTTCCATTAGAATAAGCTGAATACCCAGAACCAGAATTCGAAATCATAACAACTTCAACGCCAGAATTATTTAAAGCAGAAGAAACGATAGAGGAGTTTGGGTAAACAGGAACATATTCGCCTGTCGCAAAAGAATCGTAGTTACCACCAGAAATAGATGTTATGTATCTCCACTTATAACCATCGCCTGTAGTAAACGTAGTCGTTTGTGTTGGCGTTCCGATCGAAGACGGTTTAACAGTAGATTTAGAATTATTTGCATTATCAATACACTTATAAACTAGATAACTACCGCCTGTTGTAGCAGGTTCTGTTATAGCATAAAAAATATTATTTGTATAAAGTGTATTTGATGTGTTATCATAACGCTCATATAGAGTGTTTGAAGTCCATAAATTTCTCGAAATCATTGGTAAAATGTTACTACTAGTTAATTTTTTACCAAACAACATTTGCCAGTCGTTAGTAAAACTAGTAGAATAATCGTCATTTGTTAAAGATGGAACTGCGTTTTGAGAAACAGGATTTGCGCCAAAAGCATAATAATTAGATGTATTCGCTGCAATATTGTCAACGATTTCATCATAGATAGCTTTTTTATACGAAGGAAGTATCTTACCCATTTTATTCCTAATATCCTCTAATCAGTTTTAAGTGTTTGATTCTAAAGTTGGTGGCGTAGGAATAATTTGAATTTGACCATTAGAATAATAATATTTATCCGCAACTATACTGTTATTACAAGTAACCCAAAATAATGGTTCTGCAATGTCAAAACCGTCTTCATCAACCTGTGCTATTCTAACGCCAGTCGAATTATCACAGTTATATACGATTTCTTGAGGTGAAATTAATGCTTTCATTTTAGTACTCCACAATCACAACACCAGTTGCGCCAGCGCCACCATTTGAGTTGTTCCCGCCGCCGCCGCCGCCGCCATAGGCTTGACCCGCAACGCCGGTAAACGCCACCGCCCCCGTAGTAGCAGAGCCAGCAGCACCCCCTCCCAAAATGCTGCTACCGCCTGCACCGCCCAAATTTCTTACATAGCTGATGGAGCTACCGCCACCACCACCGCCAATGTTTAGATCGCCACCTGACCCAATGCCACCTGCGCCACCATTGGCAAAATAGCTGGTAGACTGGCCCCCACCACCACCACCCGTTGCAGAGCAATACGCACCAAATGATGATGTTCCACCTGTCCCACCAGCACCAGATGTGCCAGCAGCACCGCCAGCGCCAACCGTAACGGAAACTGTTGCTCCTGGAGTAAGGCCAGTAATTATTTTAATGGCCGCCCCGCCACCACCGCCGCCTGCCGATGCCTGCTCATTAGCGCCACTGTAGCCGCCGCCACCACCACCACCAACAACTGTGACTTTAACTTTTGTTATGCCAGCTGGTATTGTAAACGTTCCGTTAGCAGTAAATACTTGCCAGTTAGAAAACCCACTAAGTGCAGCAACTGTTTGTGTCGAACCATCAGGAAACTTAACACCACCAGTAGTCGATTCGATAGTACCAGCAACAACTAACTTTTGACCTGGAGCAGTGTTACCGATACCAAAATTACCGTTAGCGACATGATATGCCGCAGTACCAACAGTAAACGTGTTTGTAGCTGAACTATTGGCATATGTTGAACTGTTAGCAGTAAGAGCTTGACCAGAAAAATATGTTGAATTGGCTACTAAAGAACCGTTAACAGCAAGGGAAGTAGAATTGATAACAAGATTTTGACTTGTATTACCTACTGTAATAAAAGTATTTACTGTAATTTTACCAGTAAATGCTGGATCAGATATTGTAGAATAGTTTGCAAGATTATTCGATAGGTTAAACGATGTTACATAGCTAGCAAGATTACCAGATAGTTGTGCATTTGAAACGACATTAGCAGCCGAAACGGTCCCAACGAACGATGTATTATTAGCAGTAAGAGCAGCAACGTTACCAGATAAACCAGCAGTAGTTTGATAACTGGAAAGATTGCTTGTTAATTGTGCGTTTGAAACATAATTTACAAGATTACTTGTTAGCTGTGCGTTTGAAACATAATTTACAAGATTAGCTGATAGTTGTGCATTTGAAACCACGTTAGCGGCAGCTACCGAACCAACGTATAGTGTATTATTTGCTCTACCAGAAAAAGAAGTCGAGTTTACCGTAGCGTTAACAGAACTGTTACCAACAGTAACGGTATTACTGATAAATGCATTAGCATAAAGCTCAGTAAAATTGCTATTAATTTTATCAAACGCAGTACGTAGCGGGTCGCCAGTGCCATCGTTTGGTAATGTTCCTATGTTAACAGTTTGCTTTGACAACTTTTTTTCTCCTAATGGAAATGATATTTATCAACTTAAATTAGACAAAATAACTATCATCCAAATCAGCTGTAAATTCAGCATTATCTGCCGTTAGATTATCAAAATCTGATGAAAAATTATAAATGGTTTGTTCAGCTAAAACTTCCATCAATGAAGCTTGAGTGTTAATTAAACTGAACTTTCCAAATAATTCTGAACCAGAAGTGTGGAATGTATTATAAAGGATTTCCTTATATTTAGCCAATACTTCGGCAACTCTAATTTCATAAGAAAAATCTTGATAGTAATAACTATCTTGAATATACTTGTCTGAATTTAAAAAACCTCGAGTTGTTGACCAGTAACCACGTCCTAATCCAACACCAGTTTTTTTAACTCTTCCGATAATTTCACTTGTTGTATTAAATTCTGTTATCGAAACAGAAAGCACTGCTCCGGATCCGTTAGCACTTCTAATTCTAGTTACAGGAACGTCTGTATAACCAGAACCAACATAAGTTAACGTTACGTTTGTAATTGCACCAGAACTATTCGTAGAAACGAAACCGTCAGCAACCGTAGCAGCGCCACCGCCAGCGAAAATTACAGCATCGCCATTTGAATAGTTTGTTCCTGGATTTATAACAGATATATTATTTGAAATACCACCATACAAGTAAGCTTTTACAAGCTCGCCTTCTATATAACCCTTACCAGAGTCGACTGCAATAGCTTTACTAGCAATATTATTACCAGAATTTACAGGTGCGTCAATCTCTTCATTAATACCATTAATAGTACCATCTGCTCTATACATTAATGGTTCGTATAAAGCGAAATTAGAAGGTAAAATTACAGGAGCTGCTCTATATTGAGCTGATGATGTTGAATTTTTAGACGGCGGTCCATAAAGAATTATGCTAGTATTACTAACGACTTGTTTAATTACTGCTAATTCTATTGAAGAACTAAGGCTCGAATTAGCTTTAAGTTGAATTACGTCGCCATTTGAATAAATCCAATTAAATATAGTATTAGTACCAGTAATTGTATTAGAAGTAGAATTATAAGATACGTTACCAGGAAGAGCTTTCGAATATTGACAAGATCTAACGAAAACGTTTGCTGGTTGAGTATAACCGTTACCAGTTCTAATATTAGTTAAATTTAAAATTGTTCCGAAAACATTATTCGTATACGAAAAAGCTATTCCGATGTTAGAAGACTGATTAGCTGATGTATTACCAGGAAACCCATAAGAAGCCGCATTGATTGCTAAATTAGAATAGTCGCAAATAATATCTGTATTATATTCTACCGTTTGTGTATTAGAAACGGGAGCTAATTGAAAAGAAGCTCCTTGACCGTTAGCGCTATTTTTATAAACGAACGTTGCAGCGTTCGACATATAACCGAAACCACCTTTTACAACGTCAAAGTTAAACGAACCAAACCCTCTTGAAAGTTCAGTAATTTTTAACAGACCATTAACGCCAAATGATATATTTTGACCGTTTGAAACATCGTTATGGGCAATTTTAACAACGTCACCAACAGCATAATTTTGACCACCGCTAACAATTGTTAATTCTTGTAAAGAACCAACTACAGTTGGCGCAGAAGTTACTGCAGCTGTATTTCCGATATTACCAACTACTACAATCTTTTCACCTGGATTGAAATCACCACCACGTGGTGAAATGTTAGAAAGATAAATTATGTTTAATATGTCTCTATTGAAGGCTTCTTGAATATAATTTTCAACAACAGCTGTTGTTTTACTCGAAACGCCAACGATTTGTTTTCCAACCAACGAAGATAAATTGCTATTTTTAGTAACTTCTAAATATCTTGGTTCTATCCAAGTACCATCCGAAACACGAAGCATATCTTTACCAGGAAGATAAACGTCAATATCTTCGTTATAAATTAATTTAAATAAAAGTTTATAACATTGAATAGTACCCTTAGAACGATAAACGTCAAGGATGTGTTTTAAGAGAAATCTCTTATTAGCAATAATATTAAAAGGAATGCCATACAAATATTTCTTTTGAAAAAACTCTAGGAAATTTTCTAGGGTATTATCGATATCTCTATATTCTAATATAGATCTAGCTTGATATAATGGAGGCAATAGTGGAGAATTAACACTATTAACAATAACGTTGTTAGCTGAATCTCTTAATTGAGTTTGGCTTTCTGCCCATTCGTAATATGCTTTAGTGAACAATATGAAGTTCTCGCCCTCTTCTTGGTAGAATTGAGGGAACTGATTTTCAATAAAATTCGATATTGTTTTTTCTATTCTAAAGTCCATTTTACTTTACAGTTTCTATTGCTGTTACTGTTACATCGCTCAATTCTAATAGAAGAATTTTGTCTTTAGACATGATAATATCTTTATTATTTGGCAAATAATATAATGAAATATAGTTAGTGTAATCTGTAACCTTAAGATTATTGATTTTAACTAAACCTGTAACATAGTCAATCGTACCGATATTACTACTCAATATCGTATATCTGTTATTAATGTATGTATAAAGAATTAAATTGCCGAAACCATCGTCCTGTATATTACAGATACTGTAAGCCGTGCCATCAGTAGAAGTATAAGAAAAACTTGAAGAACGTAAAATTGGGTTTAATGGCGGTGCCCCAGCATAAACCTGATCGTATTCGCTACCGTTGTTAAAATCAACAACATAAGATTCGGCAGTGTTAATTTTAGGTGTAAGTCTTTTAATGATTTGAAGATGAGTATCGTTACTTGTTATACTCGCATCAGAATTATCGATGTAAGCTACAATTTTACTGTATCTAAAATCGGAACCAAATTTACCTATATTAGCTGTAGCGAACTTATTAATTGCAGTTCTTACAACGCTTACGATATCTTGCTGTAACTTTGTAGTAGCGTTTTTATCATATTGAACCGTTGTTTCTAAACCAACATAAAAATAATCCGGATCAACGATAGAAACTCTATTCGGAAGGGCGATGTAATTTGTTAAATAATTTGTAATTTCTGTTTTTAAATAATCAGGAACTATAGTGCCGCCTGTTTGCTTAACAGCAATAACAACTTTACCATATTGTTTTGGTTCTAAAAGTTCGCCACCGTAAACATTAACGTCATCAATTTGATTACCGAACTGAGATAAGACGAGCGAAGAATAATCATCAGAAGCAACTGCTCTTTGCTGAGTTGCAAAATAACGAGGGGCAGAAAATCTAATTGAGTCGATGCTTTCCTGATTAGCGCCACTTGTTGCTATAGCATCAACTGTAATTACGGATTCTGTAGCAATACCGCCATTTAATGTACCAACATCTGTAACTAGTGTAAAGTTGTCAACACCAAGAGCATCAGAACCGTTTGTAACTCGATAGTTAACCAAAATAGTTGCAGCATTTAGTGGTTTTCTTCCGAAAAGACCATCGCCGAAAACTACTTCATATTGGTTATTTTCTGCACCTTGAAGGAAGTATACTTCTGATAAAGCTGATAGGCCAAATAAGTTTTCTGCTTTTTGGAAAACAGTATTAGTCGAACCATTGTTTTCAATGACGTTGATAACCAAGCTATTAATATCTACGTTTTTATTCGATATTAGGAACCTTTGATTTTCGATAGTATAATCTACAAGAAACGAATCTTGAAAGGCACTACCTTCGTAAATTTTCAAACCATTTATTGAAAAAGTGCTATTAGCAGAAGTGTAGCTTGTTTCTAAATCAGTTATGAATGTATATGTTCCGTTAGAATTGTACCCAGAAAATTGTGTACCTTTTTCTAATGTAAGTTCGCCAGAAATACCAGTTGTGTCAAACGTAAAGGAAATTTGAGCTTCTGAAGAACGAGCAGATTGTGGAAGATAATTGAGCTCTTTAGCGTGTGAAATGACCGACTCGTACTTCTGAGCCGAATCAAGAAACATTTCAGAAGCAACCATGTTAAGATAGAAAGAATTCAAATAAGAGTTATAACTAAGAACGTCTAATAGAACGTTGATGTTAGAACCATCAAAATTGTAATCTCTAAAAACAAACTGGGTCGAAAGGAATGTTTTTAAATTTCCTTTTAGCGAATCGAAATCTAGTGAACTTAAATCTAAAGAGCTATTAGCCATTTATCGTACTCTTTTTAAAAGAATTGTAAGAGTTATAGGTGCTGGATTATTTATTAAATTGTAGACGATTGTAATTCGAATAGAATTTTCTTCGCTACCGAAACTTTTTGAAGTAGCGAATTCATTACCAACTACTTGAGCCGAAGATAAAAAGTTAGCTCCGCTATCAACAGAAACGCTTTGTAAATTTACTCTTGGTTCGTTATTTTCTATAACAGTTTGTATGTAATATTCAGCTTTAGTTAACGAAGTGTCGTCGTTCATTTCAAATAACATATCTCTTATATTAGAACCAATATAAGGTTGAAACGGACGCTCCCCTAAATTTGTTAAAATAAGATTTCTAAGCGACTGGTTAACAGCTTGTTCGTTTGTAATACGACCAAGTTGATTGCCAAAAGGAGTTTTAGCAAAACTGTTCAAGAAGTCAGAAAAGTATTCTGTTCTTTTGCTAGTAGCTGTTCCTAATGCATCTGCTCTTGTTAATTCTGTTGCCATTTATTTGCCTTATTTGAAAGTAGTTGGAGGTGCGTTTATACCACCGTTCTGAACCTTTGTACCGTTTCCTGCAATGGTAATAACAGAACCATTTTCGGCAAACGCTGCCACATCTCCATTATAAGATTTGATAATTGTATCTTTTTTCGAACCAATGAGTACTTCGTCTGTTTCTGAATATAGTACGATTGGACCAGTTTTTGTTGTTATAGAAATACCAGCTGGGCTAATTACTATCTTATTATTTCCAACAGCTAGAGTTATTTTTGTTGTACTTTTAACAGTTAATTCGTTGGCGCTAGATAACTGAAGTTTACCAGAATCAACTTTAAGATCGAAATTACCACCACCTTGTACGTTTATTCCAAACTCGCCCTTAACAATATTCATCTTATTACCAACGATAGCATCAACTTTATCGCCAGTTATCGATGTATGTTGGTCGCCTTTTAAACTTGTTACACTATCGCCTTCTTTAGATGCAAAAGTTTTACCGCCAGGAACAACTTCAACTTTACCTTCTGACGCCCCGCCAACTACTTTCGTAGATCCTTCATATTTTGTTCCGCCAGAAGCCGATCCTTTATCGCCTTTTGTATTTTCATTTTTTGTAGACTGGTTACTTTCGTCGACGTTGCCGTCTGTATTTTTGCTAGAGCTTCCAGCATTTTTTCTTTCATTATGAGTATGAGAAGTTTCCATACCCTGATAACCATCGGAAACTTCTTTAGTTTTAAAACTTCCGTCGTGGTTAACTTCTGATTCAAACGAGTCACTTGGCTTATTTGGATTTCTGTGAACAGACTTTATTTTACCATTCGTATCAGCTTCCATATAAAGATAAACTGGGTGTTCTGGCTCTTTTGTTTGAGCAGCAGAAGGAGGCATTTTTTTATTTGGAGGCTGACTTGCGCCTGCAGCAGCGGCTGCAGCTCCTCCAACAGAACCAAATCCAGTTAAACCTAAAGCAGCAGCAGCTCCAGCTGCTAAATCAGAAACTGCTGAAGCAGCTTGAACGACGAAAGGCTGACCATCACCAATCGTGACAGTATCTCCAGGTTTTGCACCTGCTGCTAAAGCGGCTGAATTTGGATCAGCAAAAGCCATTAAACACCTATATTCTCAAGTAAGGAAGTAGTAGCACCAAGAGCTAAGGTAGAAGCTCCACCGATAGCCATTGCATTTGTTATATTACTTTTAGCAACTGATGTACCTTGTGCCGCTAAAGCCATAGCAGATAAAGAAACACCAGCTGATAATAGTTTATCAGAAATATCAGCGTTGGATGCAAGAGCGCCTGTTATAGCAGAAACTGCACCAAAGCTATTAATACTATTTAACAAATTCGAAGAACCTCCTAATGTAGAAATTGCACCTGGAATAGAAATTCCCATCCCACCAAGAGCTCCTGCTAAAGAACCAAGACCACCTAAACCAGCAAGCGCCGAAGGTAATTTTAATGCACTTCCTGCGTAACCGCCCATCAAACTTACCATTGCAGCATTTTTTGTAAAATTAGTTATCGAAGCACTTACACTACCACCTAAAACAGAATCTGGAATATAAAGCGAAGACGCTAAACTTACTGCACTTCCAACCGCTCCTAGGATAGAAGGAGCTAAAGCCATTAAGTTTATGCTACTACCTTTACCAACGACTCTTTCCATACCGTTGTTTTCATGTTTAACTTTATTATCTTCTAAAATTAAATTTAAAATAGAAGCAGTTAATGTCGGTAAACCTGTTAAAGGACTGTTTATAATATAAGGATATAAATCATCAGCTATACCTTTTTCGGCTATCGCTAGACATTCTGCTTCTGCATTAGAATATGGGTAGTCATAAGATGTTCTTCTTACTAATGCTATCTGACTTTCTGGAGTCGTATAATGCATATAACCAATATAAGGATCTTCTCCTAAATTGTAATAATTTTTAGTTGATAGATCTGGCAAATCTGTTATAAGATCATAAAGAACAACATCCGTATATGTTTTTTCAACATAAAAAACTAAAGGAGTTGGTTTAACAGGAATGTTATTTTCGCCAAATATCAAAGCTTTTTCGACAAGTTTTGCTATTCCGTTCTTAACAATTTCTTGATAATCCGAAGATATAGAATTAATAGCATTACCTGCGAGTGCTATATTCAAAGCTGTTAAAACCTGAACGTAGCTCGTTCTGTTACAAAGGATACAAAGAGCTTCTGAAAAAGCGTCTGTAACTGTGTTCTTTTGAGTTTGGCCCATAGTTGCGCCACCTTTAGAACCACCAGCCAAAGCCATCAACATTTTAATTATAGCAAAGTTTTTAACCATTCCAGCAAAAACTTGTGCTTTACCAGAAGGATCTACTTGAGCTATTATAGAAGCTAAATCGACTCCAGGAGGAGCAGATGCAGTTGTAGGAAAATCCGCTTTTGGTACAAATTTTTGAACGGCAGTTTCTAAAGCTTTCGGACCAGTTCCGTTTTCAACAGTTACTGATTTACTATCAGCGTATTTTGCTTTTTCTGTATTGAGAGGTTTTCCGCCAACTTTTGTATTATGGGGCGATCTTTTAGAATCGCCAGTTTTACCACCAGCTGGTGAATCAACTCCTTCTGAACCTGCTTTTTTTTCTGAAATTGAATCTGGTTGATTGCTATTATCTACAGCCATAATTATCCCTTAGGTAATGCGCCACGTGAAAACGAACCCATGATAATTGGATATTGTTCAGCAATATCATCGTCCATATAAGCTATAACAACTCTAGAGCCTACTAATAGACCATGAGGTGTTATTCCTACTTTACCTGTAGCAGCCGAAGTAACTGGCTGAAGTGGCAAAGCCCATGGCAAATGATCATCTTTAATATTTTGTTCATCGTTTTCATAATTATATTTTCTAATTTTAACTCTACCTGACTTTAGAGGATCTTTAATATCTCTAACTTCAGCAAAATAAAATTTAGCCATTCTCACCACCACCTTCTTTATAAGAGCCTTTTATAACTCCAAGAATCATTGTATATCTTGGAGTTTGTCCAAGAGGTTTTATTTTATGCCTAATTGAAACAACAAGAGCTTTTCCATTAAATTGTTTTTCGCCACCATTACTACCGCTAGAAGGGTCCGATTTATTAGGAACGTTTAATTCAATCATAGAACCTAATTTAATAGAAGGGTTTCCAGGAACTTCTAATAATGCATGATTTTGAGCGATATGAGACAAATAATCAATTCTATTTTTTCTAGCTTCAGCTACATTTGTTGTAGTTTTATCATTAGCAGCATCCTTCATTGTTACTACAGGAACTGCCTTTGCCGAGCTCGGAGGACTAGAAAAAGTTTGAGTTTTATCTGCTGTCGTAAATTGTGTTTTTTTCTGATTTACTTGATCTGTTTTTCCAAAAGTTGGGTTATAAGAAAGCTGTTGAGCCTTCGTTGTAGATCTAGCAGGAGTAAAAAACGAATCCGAAACTTTTATCCAAATTATAGAGTTTTGTTTTTCCGAATCAGAAATATCACCATAGTTTAAACTAGGGGATTGTTTCAAGGTCACAACTGGCGATTGTTTGAATAGTTTTTCGAAAGTAGAAAAAACATATTTCGTATCAGTACCCGTCGATTGTTGAAAACAAACAAACGCTGATGATTTATTTTCATTAGAAACGTGTTCCGAGCTTAATTTTCTAAGAGCTTTAATAGGGTGTTCGTTACTGAAAACGATTCTTCTTTTACCACTGGTTGCTTCTAGATCAATTGTTTTATTAGTTTTGAAATTGTTTTTCAAAATATCTTTAATCATATTACTAGTTAAATCATCATAACTTTTTTGAACGAAATTTCCTTGGGAATTCAAAAGTTCTGCCGAACAACATCTAATATCATATTGCTTAAAGTGACCAGAACTACCACCACCAGGTCTTTCAGACTGATCGTCGACGTTTTTATTTTGCATCATTTTTAATTTAAACGAAGCTTTAGAACCGCTATCAACTAACCCAAAAGATATATCAACGTCTTGGTCATAGGAACCGTTTAATTTATTTTTACCTAAAGCATCTTGCGCATCGATAACTCGAATATCAGCCAAAACACCAAGTGGGTTTAAAATGTCTTCATAAACATTAAACCCAGCATACTGTGCTTGTCTAGGATCAAGTAAATCTATTTTACCGATTTTTAACGATGAGATTTTGATATCACCAACTGACATTTTAAACTTTCATATAATCTCTGAGATTATCAGAAATCGTTTGAGCGTAATCTTTATCTAAAGTTCTTAAAGTTTTGTTATATTCATTCTTTTCGCTTTCATACTCATAATATGTTACAGGAGACCAATATATGTATTCGCCGTCTTGAATGTTACTAGCTACAGAAGAAACAGAAGTGAATATCGTATTCGTTCCGCTTTCGGTGCCGTAAACATAACTCCCTGCTTTAATTGAAACCGTATTACTAGTATAGTAAGTTCCGTAAACATGCTGTATATAAACAGCACTATTTGAAACGGAAACTACTTGACCCTTTCCAGTATTAGAACTATCAAAAACGATATCGCAAATTTCGTCTTTTATAAAATCTGTATCGGACACTTCATAAGATATAATCTTATTTGTATTAGCTATCCAATCTTTTTGAGATCTTTTATAAGAAACGATAGAATTAGTCGCCCCTAAGTTAGGCTCCCAATATTTTTTATTTTCTGCAGGCAATGCGTTAAAAGCACTTACGCTGATGTCTTCTCTATTAACCCAATCGTTTCTATAATATTTAATTTTATTAATAGCAGATTCGTAAGAGCCATATTTCTTAGTTACAAAATTTACGAATTCTGTTTCGCTAAGATACCATTCGTAATACGGATCTGTTATTCTATTCGCGAAATAAATTATCCAACTTTGAAACGGATCTTCATAATATCTAGAGCTTAATTGATCTGCTCTTTCATAACTAGAAATTTCATAAGGATAAAATACAAACGGATTGTTATAGACTTTATCTAAAAGAGTTGTTCTCTTAGTAATATCTACAACAGTAGAATTGTTATAACTTATGGTTGGGAATTTTTCGAAATATCTTTCGGTCATATTAGTCCCTTATCCTAAACCACCAGTAGAGTTTCTTATGGCATTTCCGATAATTGGTCCAGCCGCCACAAATGCAGCTGCTATATTTCTACCAGCTTGACCTGTGGTGATAATTTCTCCAGTATAGTCAGTTTGATCCCAAAGCTGAATTTCTTTAAGTTGTAATGTTAAATTTATAACTGTTGGACGATTTGTTCCTCTAAAAAACGAAGGATTACCAGCCCCTGTAAAATCAACTTGAACTGAAATGATAGCACAATTTTTAAATTGCATTCCCATTTCATCTGGCAACATTCGTATCCTTACAATATCAGGATACTTTAAATATAAACCGCCCATATTTGTAGGTAAAGAAGATTTTCTACATGCGTTGATTATATTATTAAGAGTTTCTGATTCTTGAGGCGTATGTGGTGCTAATGTCCAAGAAAACGTAAACTCTTTAAAGTTTGGCTGTTTGAACTGCATAAATTGGAATGGGTTTAATGCTGCGCCAATTATAGGACCACCGATAGAAATAGCGGTCGATATTTCGGCTGCTCTTGGTACGTTCCCAACTAAAGAAGCTGCTTGTTGCGTCGCACTAATTTCATTCCAAGATAAGGTTGTTGCATCGTTTATCTTTTTCGGTAATGGTAATCTTATACCATTTCCAGAAGGAAGTAGAGCATTTCCTCTTGGGCCACGATTTCCGCCTAAACCCCCAGCTCCTTGAATGCCAGTTGTATAATTGGCAAATTCAATTTCCGTAAAAAACCCTCTATCTCTTGCTACTAAGTCATTAGGAAAACTTAGAGTGTCAAAAGTTTTTCTCGGAGGAGTTGGGAATTTAGCATTATTTCTATATGCTGTTATTGGTATTAAAGGCATTGAAGTCCCATAATTCGTGGCTAAATATCTTATAATTTCTATTTATATGAAAAAATGGCAAAATATAATAAAGGCAAGTTCAAACCCAAAAACCCTGAAAAATACAAGGGCAACCCGACAGAGATCTATTATAGATCTGGTTGGGAATTCAAACTCATGATGTATTTAGATCATACGAAAGAAATCGTAAGTTGGGGGTCGGAAGAAATCATAATACTATATCGTTCGCCTATAGACGGTAAGATACATCGTTATTTCCCCGATTTTATTGTTACAAAAATAAATAAAGAAGGCAAAAAAGAAACTGCCTTAATTGAAGTAAAACCAGCTTCTCAAACCAAGCCACCTGCTAGGCAAGAAAAGCCGACTAAACGATATATTACGGAAGTAACGACTTGGGGCATTAACGAAGCCAAATGGAAAGCAGCTTCTGAATATTGTAAAGACAGAGGCTGGGCGTTTCATATTTTTACCGAAAAAGAACTTGGGATCAAATACTAATGGCATTATCTGATTTTTTAACGAACTTACAGAACGCCGGAAAAGATCTAATTTCGTCGTCTAAACAATCTGAAGAATGGTATAAAAATAAGATCACCGATGTTGTTAAGAAAGACCCATCGAAACTTTTTAAAAAATACGCATCGCCTCAAGTTGGAAAAATGTATATTTACGTTTACGACCCAAAGCATAAAGATACGTTACCGTTTTATGATATGTTTCCTTTGGTAATCCCAGTACAACCTTACCCCGACGGTTTCCTTGGTATAAACTTACACTACTTGCCCCCAGGAGCAAGAGTTCAACTGTTAAATGCATTGATAAATATTGCTGGTAATGATAGAGTAGAAGACACCGTTAAGTTTAATTTATCTTATGACCTATTGAGAAAATATGCTAATCAATTCCCAGGAGCGAAAGCTTGTGTAAAGAGATATCTATTTGAACACGTTAGAAGCTCTTTTCATTACGTTGAACCTACTGATTGGGAAAAAGTCGTTTCAATGCCGCTTCAAAAATGGAAAGTAAACCCAGATAAAAAATACGCTGGTTCGCCACCTTATTAGGAATAAAAATGCCTTTTAACATAAACGCTCTAAAAGCAAATATAGAAGATTTTGGTTATTTAAAAAATAATCAATATCAAGTTTTCATTAGCCCTCCGAAAGTGCTATTCAGTACTTCTTTGGCTAATTCCACAGGGTTTAGAACATTAAACCAACTTTCTAGAATACAAACTTTTAGAATAGATCAAGTTAAGGCTCCTGGAATTTCTTTACTTTCGGCTGACATCAATCGTTATGGCGTTGGTACATCAAATAAGCATCCTTTCAATGCGCAGTTTAATGAAATTACATTTTCTGTATTAAATGATGAACAAGCTGAAATTTGGCAATATTGGTATCAGTGGATAAAATCTATTTACGATTTTACAGGCTCCGAAGATAATGGGTTCGGAGAAATAAATGCTATGCCAACATTTACATCAGGTTACAAAGATCACTATCAAACTACGATTCAAATAGTTGTTTATAATTCGTATGGCGAAGTAGCACAAAGAATCAATTTGTATGAAGCTTTTCCTGTTGCTTTAAGAGAAGTACCTTTAGCTTGGGCTGATAATAACACCTTGATGAAGATTAACGTTTCTATCACTTATTCTCATTTCACAATGGTTAGTTCCGAATTAACTTTACCAGCTTCGATTTTCGTCGTTTAACGTATTTTTATAATGGAGATATTTTATGTCAAATTTGCCAAAAATTGACTATCCGATTTACAACTTTAAAGTACCATCTTTAGGAAACAACTATAAGTTTAGACCTTTCCTTGTTAAAGAAGAAAAACTACTTCTTATGGCAAAAGAAAGCGATAACCCTTCTGATATTTTGTCTGCTATTAAGCAAATTATCAATAACTGTATCATGGATACGAAACTTGATATTGATAGGCTTGCTATTTTTGATTTAGAATATCTTTTTTTGAAGTTAAGAGCGGTTTCTATCGATAATATTGCTAAAGTCGCTTATAAAGATTTTGAAGACGAAAAAATTTATGAGTTCGACGTTGATTTAAATTCTATAGAAGTTGTTTTTCCGAAAAATATTGAAAATAACATAAAAATTACTGAAAAATCAGGTATCGTTATGAAGTATCCTTCGTCAACTTTATATGATGACAAAGAGTTTTTAAATTCTGAAAAAGAATACATGTTCGAACTCATAATTCGTTGCATTGATAAGATATATTATGAGGATGAAATTTACGAATCAAGCAATTACTCTAAAAACGAACTTAGCGAATTTTTAGAAAACTTAAGCATGAAAGTTTTTGAAGATGTTCAAAAGTTTTTAGTAAATGTACCTAAAATTGAACATAAAATTCAGTATAAAAACTCTTTAGAAAACGATAGAGAAATAGTGTTGAGCTCGTTAAACGATTTTTTTACATGGCGCTGAACCATAATTCGTTGGAAAACTACTATACAACGATATTTTCTTTGGTTCAGCATCATAAATATTCAATTAGTGAATTGGAAAATTTGATCCCTTTCGAAAGAGATCTTTATACAGAAATGTTAATGAATTACCTTAAAAAATTAGAAGAAAAACAAAACAAAAGTGGTTAATTAAATGGCTGAAGTCCAAAACTCACTATTAAGTAGATTTTTAACATCTATGAATAGATCGCATGGTGATTTTCGAAAAAGCGCCAACGATAATAATAGAGATATATCTAAAATAGTGAAAGATATATCTGGTGTTTTTTCTAGCCATAAATCTAGCTTTAACGAATTATCTTCCGCATTAAGCGAAGTTCAAAGTCATTCTGCTCAATCAGCTGCGAAAATAGATTCGACTAATGGATTATTACAACAATCTATTAGCATACAAAATAGTATGCTTGCTGAATTAAGAAGCTTAACATCTTATTTGAAATCATCTAAAAGTGCTGGTGGTGCAAGCGGTCAAGACAATACTGGTCTTTTGGATAAATTATTACCAGGAGCTGGATTAGGAAAATGGGCTAAAGGTTTAGCAGGGTTAACTCTTGGCGCTGGAGCGCTCGGTCTCGGTTATTTAAACAGCGACAAAAGCGGTGGCGCTGGCTATAATGTAGTTGGTGGAACTGAAGACCAAAAAGTAGATGCTGCTTTACAAACTATTAGAGGAAAGGAATCTGGCGGTAATTATGCAACAACCAGTTTCGCCGAAGGAAAAGGTTCTACTGCTTCTGGTGGTTATCAGTTTACAGATTCAACTTGGCAAGCTCAAGCTAAAAAAGCTGGTGTAGATATAGAACAATACAAAAGAGCAAAAGATGCTCCACCAGAAGTTCAAGATCAAGTAGCTAGGTTTTATGTTAAAGATATTTTATCAAGAAATAACGGCGATGTATCTGCTATACCTAGAGAATGGTATACTGGCAATTCTGCAGGAAAGATGTCAGATAAAGCCATAGAGATAAATCGTGGTCTTACTCCAGAAAAATATACTCAAGATTGGATGCAAAAGTTTAGTCAAAATGCATCTGGTATGGGAATGACAGTTACAGGAGGTCAAACTTCAGGAAACCAAGGTTCTGACCCGCATTCTCAAGGTGGAATTAAAGTTGGCGGAGAAGGTGCTGGTTCTCAAAATGGCATGACAACATTGAGATCGCCAAGTGGAGTCTCTTATACTGTTAATGAAAAATATGCTCAAAATTTTAAAGGATTCGTTGACGAACTAGAAGCTTCTGGGTATAAAATTAAATCAGTAAGTAGCTATAGACCTGGATCGACGATAGCTGGTACAGGTCGACCAAGTTTCCATTCTCAGGGTATGGCTATTGATATCAACCCTAGCGAAAACCCACATACATTCCCTGGCCAACCAAATTATGGTAAAACTGATATGCCAGCTAATGTTGGCGCTATAGCAGCAAAATATGGATTAGGTTGGGGTGGTAATTGGCAAAGTAGCAAAGATACGATGCATTTTTCCGCAGGGGCATCTGAAGGAGCCGAAGCTGGTGGTAAAATGGATCATTCTCATACAGCTAGTAGAGGCGGGATGGGAGAAGGTATGATGCCTGGTGTTATGGGCGTCGGTCCGATGGGAATGGGTATGGGTCCTATGGGTATGATGCCTGGTATGGGAATGCCTCAAATGGGTATGATGCCAATGGGTCGACCAATGGATAATCTTACTGGCGCAGGGATGATGCTTGGTGGCGCTTTTGGAGGCGGTCAAGGAGCTATGATCGGTGGGTTAGCAGGAATGGCTTTAGGAGCTATAGGAAGTATCTTTTCCCCTGACGAACGTTCTGGGGGAGAATATGCTAGAAGAGATCAAGAAGTTAATAGAAGAACAAATCAAATCAATGCTATAAATGAATCTGCCGAAGAAAGAGAAGCATTATCTCAAAGACAATTAAGAAATGCTTCTGAAAAAAGAAACGCTCGAGAACAGTCGGATGTTGTTAATAATCAATTTAACGTCGCTGGTCAACGTTCTGATTATAATTCTGATACAAATGCCAAGGCTTCGTGGTGGGCAGATTTATCTAGAGCTTTTCCTGAATTACAAAGCGCTGTCAAATTTAGTGCATAAAAAAAGGGAGCCGAAGCTCCCTTTCTCATATTAGCTAGCAGCGAGCTTTTTGAAAAACTCCAAAGACTCTTCATCTTCGTCTTCATCAGCAGCCGCATACTTAGGAGCAGCTGCAGCCTTTTGCTGCGGAGCTTCTTCAGTACGAGCCCAAGGAAGATCCTGTTCTTCAGCACGCTGAATCTTTTCAGCGTTAGGATTTTCACCAAGAGCCTTATTGAGACGAGCCTTAAGTTCGTCGTAGCTCTTGAAGTTCTTAGGGTCAAGAAACTCCTGAAGAGAGTGTTCTGACTGCCAAACCTTTTCGAGCTGCTCGTCGTCAGCAAGAAGAGGCTTCGAAGCTTCGAACTCAGACTTATCATAATTACGATAGCCTTCAACGTTACGAATCTTCAACTTGAAGTTAGCACCAGCCCAAAGATCAAAAGGATTGACTGCTTCTTCATCAGCGAACTGAGGATTCATTGCCTCGTTCAACTTATCGAAAATCTTCTTTCCGTACTTGTAAAGGAAAACCTTACCTTCGTTAGCAGGGTTACCAGAATCGGAAACAACATAGATATTGCTGACGAAATGAAGGCGACGCTTCTGCTTACGAGCAATTTCCTTGTTAGCTTCAATGCCAGAGTTCCAAAGCTTTGAATTATATTCAGAAACTGGATCTTGCTTACCGATAGTGGTCAAAGAATTTTCGATATACCAACCACCTGTTCCTTGAAAACCATGGTCAAAGATACGAACGAAAGGAACATCTTCATTTGGGGGAGCAGGAAGAAAACGGATGACGGCGTAACCATTGCCAGCCTTATCAACCGTAGCAGTCCAGAAACGATCATCTGAACCCTTTGACTCTGTATTACCATTTACCTTGGTAAGTTCGGCAGTAAGAGCTTCGAGAGACTTCTTACCAGACATTGCCTTAAGCTTAGAAAAATCTACCATTTATATTCTCCGTATGTTTTGTATGACAGTGTATGACGTTGTATGATGAGCTCAATGCTCAACATTATTTAGTATACCCTATTCTTCAAAATAGTCAAGGACAATCTTTTTCAATTTATCCTTATCACAGTTGATGAAGGGAGAGTACTTCTCAACCTTGGTTTTAAGGTTATCCCAAACCAAGTCGTATTGCATCTTAGAATCCCAGTAACTTTTCGCACCAGAAAATTCGAGAAGCAAACAGAAAGTTTCTAAGCTGATTTGCTTACCTAGAAACAATTTCAAAAGAATCGGGTGTTCGTTATTCTTACAGATAAAGTTTTCATTGAAATTAGAATCTAATTGATTCAATTCGCTTTTGAAAACATAACTCAAACTCTGTTGGCGCTTGAGCCAATCCTTGTAAGTTTTTTCTGCAGTTTCGCTATACGCAAGTTCGCGGATCCAAGACTTTTCATTATCCGAAAGATTCGCGATAAGAAAGTTATGGACGTCTGGATGCTTGGCTAGTTTTTGAAAGAATAACTTATCTTTACGAACTTCAAAGGAGGAAGGCTTTAACCTTGACTGTCCATTATATTTGAAGTAATCATAAGACGGTTTTGTAAAGTGGTTTTTAAGAGCCACGTACTCTTTGTAACATTCAAAAGCTGACATACTCATTTCTTCATTTGTTCTACAAACCTAATATATAAACCTTTTTCGCGCCCATGCGCTTCTATTTCCCATGGATGATCCCAGTAATCAACTTCGTTAGGATCGATAATCTCACCCTTCCATTTACTCTTATGAACCTTTAAGTAATCTTTAAGTTCACCTTTAGCATATTGCTTGACATGAACCATCTCGTGGGCGAGGGCTAATAACATAGCCGACTTAGAAAGTTTCTTATCTATCGTTATTATAAAATCTCTAGAACGATGGTTTTCGAACTCCCATTCGCAAAAAGCATATTCATTGCTATTCGCTTTAAACGTTTCGAAGTTAATCGTTATTTCTAGCTTGTGATAGAGGGTTTCGCCGAGCAGTTGACGACCATAAAACTTAACTGCTTCTTTACACAGTTTTATTGGAACCTTTGATGGTTTACCTGACGCTCTGACGTACATCGCAGCCCCTCCGCCCAATCTCCAATATTTATTATAGAGGCAACCTTGCTCCACGCTTTAGGACATTTAAATTTTCAGCTTCAGCTTGAATTTTAGCCTTCATCGCTGGGTCCTTTTTAATCCAGTAAGCAGCGGATTCTACCTCTAAATTATTCTTTTCACACCAAATAACAACAGCGTCGATATAGTCAATATTTTTCGTTCTACAAAGCTTTTCTATTTCTTCAACGAAATTGTTGATGATCATTTTTCATCCTCTATTTCTACTTCAACGCCTAAGAAGGCAACCCGAAAACCAAGATTGAAAAGCCGCCAATAAAAAACCGAACATATTACAATACCGATAATAGTATACCAGTAAGTTGTACTTAACAATTGATATACGCCTATAAGGAAAAATTGAGAAATAACCATAAGAAGAATACCCATGGGGAGATCTGTAACAAATTCAGTTTTCATATATGCTCCTTGAAATGGTAGGGGATGCAGGATTCGAACCTGCTCGAGAACGCTAATCTGGCGCTAGAAGGTTTATAAATCCTCCCTGTGTACCAACACCATCCCCCATAAATGGCGATCACTGATGGATTCGAACCATCGACCTACAGATTAGAAGTCTGTTGCTCTATCCAGCTGAGCTAAGTGACCA